CCACAGTTTACAACTTACAAGAATAATTACACGCTCCTGTGGGACATGCCTAGTAACGAGGGATACATTAATGTGACTGCTATCATGCAGAAGTTTTTTGACCAAGCAATCAGTGGAAACTGGTCATACAATCCAGAAAACTATCCAGATAATGAAGTGCCTGTGTCTGTAATGGCAAACGACTTATTAACAACATACAAATACGGTTGGAAAACATCATACTATCAAAATACATACGATAATAAGAAAGATGTCGATGCAGATGCTGCAAAGACAGAGCAATTAATTAATGAAATTCTTCATGGCACAGAGTCAGAAGAAGACTGTGATAGTTGTAAAGTTTAAATGGCAAAACACATGAGCGTAACGGTATTCAACGAAAATAAAACCGATACCAAAAAGCAACCAATGTTTTTTGGTGCACCCTTAGGGATGCAGAGATACGACGAATATAAGTATCCAGACTTTGATAAATTAACCCAGACACAATTAGGATATTTCTGGAGACCAGAAGAAGTCTCCTTACAAAAGGATAGGTCAGACTATAAGACACTGACCGAGCAACAGAAGCACATCTATACTTCTAATTTAAAATATCAAATCCTATTAGACTCTGTGCAGGGTCGTGGACCTGGGATGGCATTCTCTCCTTACTGCTCACTACCTGAGTTGGAAGGTTGCATGGGTGTCTGGCAATTTATGGAGCAGATACATTCACGCTCATACACACATATAATTAAGAATGTATATCCAGACCCAGGTGAAGTCTTTGATACTGTATTAGATAACGAGAAGATTATTGCTCGTGCTAAGTCAGTGACTAAAGCATACGATGAATTCCTTGAGGTCGTTGGTGAGTATGCAGATAGCAACTTTTGGAAAAAGAGTTGGAAAGATTCCCCTACTGCAGAGTGGACACTTAGGGATGTCAAACGTAAACTTTATAGAGCTATTGCCAATGTCAACATCCTTGAAGGTATTCGTTTTTACGTTAGCTTTGCTTGCTCTTTCGCATTCGGTGAGCTCAAGCTTATGGAAGGGTCAGCTAAGATCATATCCCTTATTGCAAGAGACGAATCACAACACCTTGCGTTGACACAGAAGATACTTTACAAATGGAAGAAGGGTGATGACCCTGACATGCAACAGATTGCACAAGAAGAGAAAGAGAATGTGCGTCAGATGTTTGCCAATGCAGTTAACGAAGAGAAAGACTGGGCAAACTACCTCTTCTCTAACGGTAGCATGATAGGTCTTAACGAGAAACTATTGCATCAATACATCGAGTGGGTTGCTAATAGACGCATGAAAGCAATCGGACTAGAAACCATGTATGATATACCCGCAAGGAATAATCCTTTACCTTGGACTGAGCATTGGCTCAACTCTAAAGGACAACAGAATGCTCCACAAGAGACAGAGATAGAATCTTATATTGTCGGTGGTATTAAGCAGGACGTTGACAAGAATACATTTAGTGGTTTCAAACTATAAACCTATGAATAATATGAATGAGGAGAAAGAAGGATGGTGGGACAGGCATTCGTGGCCTGGACCTGACCAATGGTATGAGGGACCACTTGAAGTTTTTGAAACAGGTGAAGAGCGATTTGAAAAGACACAAGCAGCTACCAAATCAACCAACAAGAAGAAAAAAACGTAATAAATGATACCGTATACGGTCTTTGTTACAATAGATTGCTAAATAGTAGTGGATATGTTATGATGTCCACACGTTCATCCAAATGGAAAGTTTAGCACTAGCACTTCTCATTTCTGAGCATAATAGTTACCATTGGCAAATGTCATGTCAGGAATGGAATAACCAGAGGGTAGAAATTTTGAGCAATCAGAATCATACACCCGATGCTCAAGAGTATCTTATAGATTACTTTAGGACAAAGGTTGAAGGTGAGTGCAACACTTACATCATTGGACGCAAGTAAGCCGACTCGGAACGGAATCGTTCATCCCCATGATTGAAACTTTAATTGCCACTGTAATTACAGTATCATGTGCAGACATCGACACTCTTGTCAATCGTGCTAAAGTCTACCCTGACCTTAGCGATGAAGATAGACAGGAAGTTATCGATTTGTATTATGACTTCGGTGAAACGAATGGTTTAGATTGTAGGGACGCAAAAGCCGACTGAAGGAACGGGAATTAAACCACCCAATTACTTTAGGAGAAAACCAAATGGCACAAGTCACATACAGAGGAGTTCAGTACGACACAAATCGTCCTAAGCAAATCGTGAATAACAAAAAGGAACTCGTGTATCGAGGAGTCCCAGTAAACAAGGAGGCAGTATGCAAGTAGTTGCAGAAATTTCTCTTGGAATCGCAGTTGTTTTGACTTTAATTTACGGAGAGGTTC